TTGCTCTTTATCTTGACCTGCTTAAACGAAGCGTCAGACCGGGCGATACTGTCCTCGATTCGTTCGCGGGGTCTGGGACAATCTTTCCTGCGGCACACCAATTCAAGGTTAAAGCTGTGGGCATTGAAATGAACCCGGAATATTTCTCACTGTGCCTCAACCGCCTCAAAGCCCTCGATGCTGACGCCGCAGCCAGTGCATCTTTGGGCCAAACTCTTGCAAACGAACTCAAGGCAATGGGAGGGTAACATGCCAACAGATTCCGAACGGTTGCAGTTCCTCATCAAAAACAGAGCCTATGTCGATGAACATTTTGGTGTCTGGAGGGTTTTCATTCACTATACCTACGACGAAGAACCAATAACCCCTCATACGGCCCGGCACACAACACCTGAAGCTGCCATAGATGAAGCTATGGAGATTTACAAATGATCCCCCCAAAGATCAAACCCCCTGTCGTGTGGCAACCCGGCATGCTCGTATGGGGGGCAGCCACGGTAAAACCTGTTCACGCTAACGAATATTTCGTTGTAAACTCAGCCCGACAAACCATCATGCGCGCACTCGTATCGAGTCGTGCCGCATGCAAAAAACAGCCAAAATAGGACTAGAAAATGCCCATCCAAGCCTCAGGCCCCCTCGACGCGAAAGTGCTGGTGGTAGGCGAATATCCTCATGAAGCAGACCTCCGACGTGGTGAACCCTTCATCGGAGGGGCTGGTTTTGAATTTACGAAAATGATGCAAGAGGCAGGACTCCCGCGAGAAACCTGCTGTTTGACGTATGTTATCAAGGATCGCATCCTCGGCCTGTCAACACTCATTGCCGAGAAGAAAAAGGACATTACCCCCCGTCACGTTCTCTACAAGGGAAAGTGGGTGATGCCGCAGATAGTGGATGCCGTGGAGGCGTTGCGAGAGGAAATCAAACGCGTATCCCCCAATGTCGTTTGTACGAGTGGCAACCTCGCATTGTGGGCACTCACGGGTGAATGGTCGTCATTCAATTGGCGCTCTTCCGTGATGGAATCCGACCTCATCCCCGGATTGAAAGTCATTCCGACACTACCCTTCAGTATCGTCAATGTGCAATGGAGCCAGCGTGGGATCATTGTGCATGACTTGAAGAGGGTGAAGAGGCATGAGGATAAGCCGGGGGTGATGGATAGGCAATACAATTTTCAAGACAACCCCACGTATGAAGAGGCTGCTCAAACCCTGAGTGAACTCATCGCCAAAGCAGAATCTGGTGAATTGACCAAACTCGGGGCCGACATTGAAACACGGGCCGGGCATATCTCATCCATAGCATTCGCGTGGACACCGAAGAATGCCATTTGCATCCCTCTCATGAAAACCAACAAGCCGGAAGGCTATTGGACTGAAGAGGAAGAGGCAAAACTAGTGTGGCTCATGTGCTATCTCATGCGCCTCGTTACCATCGTGGGCCAAAACTGGAACTATGACGCCCAATACATCTACCGCCATTGGCATTTCCTTTGCCCCAATGTGGTAGACACCATGATTCAGCAGCACTCATGTTTCAGCAATCTACCGAAAAACCTAGCGTTCCTCTCATCCATGTACTGTGAAGATCACCTGTACTGGAAAGACGATCGCACCAATTGGGAAGAGGGTCAAGATGGAGAAGGAGAAATCCAATACTGGCGTTATAATTGTACCGACGCTGCTAGAACACTTGCTATCCATAACGTGTTGGTTAGTGTCACGAATAGTCTTGGGCTTGCTGACGTTAACGATTTTCAGCAGTCTCTTCGGCAACGTGTTCTGCGGGCGATGATTCGTGGTGTGCGCGTTGACCACAAGCTTCGTGCTCAACTTTCCTTTGACCTCATGAAAGAGGTGGCCGACCGCGAGCAGTGGATGCAAGACGTTCTCGGCCAAACCATCAACATCAAATCCCCTGCCCAGATGGCTGACTTCTTCTACCGTCAGATGGGCCAGCGTGAAATCAAAAACCGGAAAACCGGCAGCACCACTTGCAACGATGAAGCCCTCCACAAAATCGCCCAACGAGAGCCCATCCTTCTCCCCGTCACCAGAAAGATCGCAGAGTTGCGGTCTTTGGGTGTGTTCCACTCCACATTTGTGCAGGCTGGGCTTGATGTGGACGGTCGGATGCGATGCACATTCAATGTGTGCGGGACGGAAACTTATCGATTCGCCTCAAGCAAGAACGCCTTTAACACAGGGATGAATCTCCAGAATATTCCGAAGGGCGGTGAGATGGAAGAAGGCGGTCTGGAATTACCAAATATCAGAAAGCTCTTTATTCCAGATCAAGGCAAAACCATCTTCGACATCGATCTCGATAGCGCTGACCTGAGAATCGTTACGTGGGAATCGGATTGTGTGTGGATGAAAGAGCAATTCAAGGCCGGAAATAAGCCTTATGTTGAAATTATGCGGGAGTATTACCGCGACCCGAGCAAAAACAAGAATAGTCCTGAATACAAAATATTTAAGAGCCTTTGCCATGGTACAAATTATCTAGGCACAGCAGATGGTATTGCCCCTCGTATTGGTCTGTTGGTACACGAAACTGAACGTATTCAGAAGTGGTATTACGCGGTTTGTCCAGAGATAAAGAAATGGCAAGATGATCTGAAGAAACAAGTCTCTGGTCGTCGGTATGTAGAGAATGCATATGGCTACAGAAACTATTTTTTTGATAGGATTGAGGGAACAATCTTTAACCAAGCCGTCGCGTGGGTGCCACAATCCAGTGTCGCATGCCTCATCAATCGTATTTGGGCGGAGCTTGAGGACAACCTAGAATCAGAAGGATTAGAGATTCTGATGCAGGTCCATGATAGTCTTGTGGGGTCTTTTGACAGGTATCGAAAAGAGGAAATGCTCAAACGGATTGTTGAGACTGCATCAATTGCAATCCCGTATGCCGATCCTCTTTATATTCCTGTTGGTGTAGTGTCTAGTGATAATTCCTGGGGAGAATGCGGATGAGGTCATTTTACTGTTATGTCAGGACTGTGGACAATCAATTCCTCTCCTGCGCCGTCGTGGCCGCTCAGTCAATAGAGACTCTGCCCTCCCTAGCGTTTGCGAAGTTTGCGGAGCAGGGGATTACGCTGAAGGCCGGTGATATTGACCGTATGCGGTTTGTGGCCGATCCGCGTAACCTCGATGATGGTGCGGGATATCCGCCCGTGGACGCCGCGGACCCGCCCGACCCGGACGACTATTGCGTGATATCGGAATACACCCCCGGCGACCCGACCCACTAAAAGCAACGGCCTCCTTAATCGGAGGCCGCTTTTCTTGTAGAAATTAATCTACTTTAATTCCTACAAATTATTTCTTCTTTTTTGCACTCCGTCGCTTCGTCTCCATCGCAATCGCCACAGCCTGCTTTTGTGGCTTGCCTGCCTTCATCTCCGTGCGAATGTTTTCCGACACGGTTTTCTTTGAAGTTCCTTTCTTCAACGGCATGTCACACCTCCACGAAAGCACTGATAACAAGAAGAAGGCTGTCCGGGTCGATCTTACTCGGAGGTTCGCTCAGCTCCTTCAACCACCCACAATGCTGAAGAGCGGCAGTGCATAGCTCCGAGCAGAACCATGCACCCTTCGTTGTCCAATCCGTTCCTGCCGCGAATGCCGCAATAGCCCGGCTATCATAGGGTTTCCCCACCTGATCCAGTACAAACTGATAATAGTCGGATTGTTGCGCATCCGTACACGGGATCGTCACGCGTTTAAGGGTGTAACCTACCTGATAGTCTGGCCCACGCAATTGCACTCCAGCCGGGTACCCCGCCATCATGTCATTGCGCGCCCCCAACAGCAAACCATCGGGCATCACCGAATCCACATGCGCATAGCGCCCATGTCCGAACCATTGAATGATCTTGGACGTCAAGCTATCACTACCCGCAAACTGCATGACGATCTGACCCATGTCACACTCCAGAGGCCGCCGAGGCCGGGGCAGGTGCAACAGGCGTCACGGGAGCTTGATTAAATACCACAAGGGCGCTGGAAAGAGCCACCTGAAAGGCAGTCAGCGAGCCGATGATAATGGGCTTTTGGTCTGCCGGGATCAGAGTGCTAGACTGAACAAGCTTCTCGGCCTGCGGAATCGACGTGCCGACCATTGTTGACAGCGACGTGACGTTTACATTCGACACTGCGGCACAAAACGCACCATTGGCAACCACGAACGGAGCCAATGATGGATCAATGACCTGCACACTTTCGAGTGTCGGTTGCACGATCAGACAGCCATTGGCAATGATCTGTTGAGCTTTGGCTGCATCTTGCTGCGCCGTTTGCTGTTGTGCGGTCGAGCAGGCCCCAAGAGCCATCGCCAAGCCAAGAATCAGGATTCGTTTCATTTCGTCACCTCGTTAGGAAGATCAGGAAGATCCGGGATTTGCTTCGCATACCCAAGCGCATGCACCACCTTCAGCAGAGTCCTGCACGCAACATACACACCAGCGATAGCAGCGACCAGAGGATGATAGTTGGCAGGAACGAGACCACTAGCAAGAGCGCCAGCAGAGACAACAGTGACTGCAAATTCACTGCTCTTGTAGCCTGTGGTGGGTTTGGCTGCGGGGGTTTGCGTTGCGGTGGGGATTTGGGCCATCGGCGTTTCCTCATTCGGCACCTCGGTTTGTGGGATCATGTAAGGCTACCTCCTTGCAAGATATTAGCGGCAATGCGGGTCATCCTACCGTTTGCATATTGAGGCTGCTTCAAGCCTGCAAGATATTGCAAACGCTTGGCGTTGAACTTTGCAACCACCTCCCAACAATTGGCCGTAGACAGGACAGCGCCCAACGCCGAGCCTGTGGTTTGTGTTTGCATAATATCCTGCAGCCATTGAATGGGATGCCCGCCATTGTATGCCGTGTCAAAGACCTGAAAAGCAATGGGCAGAGGGTAGAAATCACAGCCAAAGGGTGTCCAATAGTTGGCTTGGGCAATCTCTTTGGCTGTGGATTCGGGGAAATCCTTCATATTTCCCGTGTATCCCCACTTACGGGCCACGGCTTCAGTGGTTCCCCATCGAGTTGGACCACCATTGTCCACTGTAAACCCGCCTTCATTGCCGAGTGTCAGTACCCAGCACTTGTCAAATGCCTCACCCACAATCCTTCTCCTTAAGTCTCCCCGTCCATTCCAGATATTTTGTAACGACTAGAGCCGTACATTGCACCACAATATACGCCAATGTAGCTAACTTTATCCAGTCATCCAAATGATTACCCAAAGTCAGCCACATTGACACCCCCGCCGGAGGGGCCATCTTCGCCACGCTTGAAGCGACCTGCTGTTTGAAGTCGTCCATGTTTATCATCCAAGGCCCCGGAATAGTTATGAATTGTTTATAGGAATTAATGTAGATTACTTTCTACAAATAATTATCAATTCGTCCCCAGAATCACTACACAGCACGATCCTGGGTCAGTTGCCACATTAGAAGTATTGGCAATGTCAATAGTCACACTGTTGTTTGTTTCGGAGCTGTACGAGGCAAATCCTGCTATGTTTGTGGATATGTCGTAACAATTGGCAGCATTCGTTAGTGATGTACCATAGGTGATGACAAACACTCCCGCACCCGACCTTGATACATTCGCAATATTCACCGATTGCTGAATCGTCACCACCCCAGCTGATATGCTAAAGCGCACCCATGCCACAGGAATCATCGAGGCCGTTCGAGGCACTCCCCCCGGACTATACACACCAGCGTTAATGTCATTCAGCCATGCGGCGACTATGGGTGTGTTTTGGTTGTAATCTTGAAAGTTTGTACTTGCCATGGCATCCTCACACTTGTACGCCTGCGGCATCTACCCATATGGTAGGCAGCAGTTGTTTAGCCCAGACTGTAAATCCAAGCGTGGTATCGAAGTATGACTGCCCCACAAAGTCAGGCGGGGAGGGTCGGTTTATAGTTGGCCCGGAAAAAATTGCAGCCCCTCCCGTCCCCAAGACATAGGCAGCGATAACAGACAGTGGTATATCAGCTGTCTGCCCTGTCACAACCCCTGTGCAGGTATCTGTTCCCGACACTGATCTCCCATTCAGAGGGTAGGATCCTTGCTCAGCCATGATAACCCCTTAAAATTGCGGTCATTGTGATCCACCCCCCACGGTACATCCACTGGAACAGCTGTTAACCACATTGGTTCCGTTGGAATTGTAGAAATTCGACTGAACATTAATGTTTGTAGAACCTGTCTGAAGCCAAATACCAGTAGTCATGGCGAAAATCACATTCCCAGATATCATCGCCCCAACAGTGCTAGACCCCTGGACTACAATGCCATTGAGCCCAGTTGCCGACGGCCCAATTCGCTCTATGATATTTCCAATTATCTGAGCAAGATATATTTTGCTCAAGATAACGGCTACCACACTAGTGCCTCCATTGTATGGAAGCTCGAAGTAATTATGGTCAATGAACAATCCGGCTATCCCTACAGCCGTTTGATCGTATATCCCATACCCAAGACAATTAAACTGACTACCTATGACAGTCAGACCGGATTGATGGGCATTTGAGGTACTGGTCTCAATGCCAATATTATCCCCTGTGAAATTACTGTTCGTTACTGTCACACCTTGAACGTAATCTCCGAAATACATCCCTATTCCGACATACTGAAACACGCAGCCCCAGAAATTAAGTTGAACAGCCTCATTCCCATCACTCGCTCCGCTTAGATTGACCCCTTGACCATTCGTTGAATAAGCTCCACCAGCTCCAAAGATACTAACGTTAACAACATCCACATTGGATACTGTGTTTATAGCCAAACCAACATTCCAGTAATCTGTTTGCCCAACCCCATCCGACCCATTGATAGCCACATTGACAATAGTGCTGAGGGCTGAGATTGCATTCCCACTAGACCCTCCCTGAAAGAGAGTGAGGCCAGTCCCGGTATTTGTCGTGCCGGTCGTGATCGACAGATTGGCAATATTCACGAAATTCTGATTATTGGCATACGCAATAGTCATCCCACCACCACCAGCCCATTGCAGCTTCGTAACCCCCATCCCTGCCCCGAGGATGGTGATACTTTGCCCATTCGACAATGAATAAGACAAATTTCCGCCAAAGGCATATGTGCCGGGCGGGAAATACACGCACGCCTGCCCAGACGGCCCAAGCGCTGCTGTGGCGGCGAATGCCGTCCGGTTGTCCCCGGTTCCGTTGTTGATGCCTCCGTTGTCCATAATCGACGGACAGGGGGCATGATTAGCCACAAAACCAGTGGTGGCGAGTTGAGTGTTATTTGTACCAACACCAACCGTTGGGGCAAAGGGCGTTTGCGTAAAGTTCACAACCCCATTCGAGCCATTCACTGAGATAGGATCATCAGTGAAAACTCCTGAGACGAAACGTGCCAATACCCAATTACCGGGAGAAGCCCCCATTCCCCAAGTTTGGGTTCCAGAGTTATAGAGCCCAACCCCGGCATTTCCAACACCGCTCGTATCATTCACATTAACACTTGCAAAACTCCCCGAGGCCGACAGTGAGGTGAAAGCACCCGCATTAGGAGCCGTAGAGCCGATTGCCGGAGGGCTGGCAAGATAGTTAGAAAATCCAACACCTGACACGGAGCCCGAGGCGGTCAACGCCCCATTAACCTGCAGATTGTTTACAGGAAATGTCTGAGCACCACAAACTGATGCCCACAAGAGACCTAGAAAGAGTAGTTTTTTCATCGTGATTTCCCCCTTAACGAACCCGTCTCGCGCGGATAAATCCTGTGGCAGTCACCGTACCAGATGCAAAACCTACCTGCGCCCCACACCGAAGGGTGGTGGTTGAGGCCAAAGACTCTCGAACCTGTGGGGTGGTGAGAGCCTGAATGGAGGGCGAGGACAATCCCGTAATTATCTGACCAAAACCCGGAACTGTGTTGGGGTTTGCGTTGGCTGCAGTATTCACACCAACCTGAACTACGGAAATGGTGGCCCCAGAGTTAGCAAAATACACCGAACATTCAACGTCCCAATCACCCGCCGTCAACGATTCCGTGGCAAGATCGGCATAGACGCCATTGGAAAGGGATGTTCCTGATCCTGTGGTTGCCACATACTCCCCAACACTTCCGGCGTTCGCATTATTGTTGGTTGTGGTACCTGCGATTCCCGAAGTTTGTGAGGGGGTGAGGACGCCTGTTACTGTTAACCCATCAGCAATACTCACAAGGCCACTTGAATTTAGTATTGAAATTGGGTTATCTACATAAGATCCAGCGTTAAATCTTGCAACTAACCAATTGCCAGGAGAAGTTCCAACCCCCCAAGTTTGGGTTCCGGAATTAAGGTAATTAACTCCTGCTATATCCCCACCGCTAGAATCATTGAGAGCCACACTAGCGAAAGCAGCCGCCACCGTAATCCCCGATCCTGTAGGGGTTGTCGTAGTGCCCAAAGAAGAAGCTTGGATTGCACTGTTACAGGCAATTCCCGTGCCGCTAGTGTATGAAAGGGCTTTGGAGGCCCCAGAGCAACTCGGCATTGCAAACGCTACAGGGCTAGCCGTGGAGCCCGTGAAATTCGCCACCACTGTGTCAGCGGCTTCCGTAGCCAAGTATGGGAGCGTCACGGAGCCATTTGAGAGCGTCAACGTACCGGAGGATGAGAGGTTGGTGAACGAACCCGTACCGGGCGTGCCCGAGCCAATCGGCCCCGGTGCCGCGAACGTCGTACCCCCCAACGTAGCCGCATTCACACTCGAATTACAGCCAAACCCTGTGCCTGAAGTGTAAGACAGAGCAGAAGAGGAACTGGAACAATTGCCGACACTGACAGCCATTGGAGAAGCCGACGATCCGCTAACATTCCCCAACAGGGTGTTAGCAGACTGATTCGGAAGTGTGGCGGTGGTGGTGACAGTCAATGAAGGAATAGTCACCGGTCCAGTAAACGTCGCACCAGACAGTTTGGAATACATTGCGAACTGGGTATTCAACGCCGCCGCTGTCAGAAACTGTCCGGGCACGAACTGAGCATTTGCCCCTGCCGCCCACAGAACACCCATGAAAAAGAGAAGTTTTTTCATCATATTGTGCTCGAATCAAGGTAGAAGTTAACATCCAATTGGAACAAGCCGCCGCCAGGGCGCGGGGGGTTGGTAGAGGAAGGGGTGCCGGGTGGGAAAATCATCTGACCATTGGTGTCGAGAATAGGGCAACCATAGGTATCTTGGATAGCCCAGCCACGCCACTGGACAATGGAAGGGTAGAAAGCGGTGTTGACGTAGGAAGGAACGGCGCAACCCGGTATCGAAAAACCTGGAATGGCGTTCTTTCCCTGAAGGGTGCAATATTCAGTGTAAGGAAATGAAGTGGTGTCGCACAGCGGAGGCTGCCACGGACGGGACCACGGCACAGTCTGGTTATCCTTCACACCACGAAGGAAGTCTTGCGCATTGCGCCTCTCCTTGTGATGCTTGCAAGTGTACAACCCATTCCACGTCAGCTCCATACGGTCGGCCTTCTCCTTCGCTCCGCACAGATCGCACGTTGCGTTCCAGGAACCGCTCTTGAAGAAGTCTGCCCGGCCAGCCATATGATTTATTTGTCCAAATTAATGTAGATTAATTCCTATAAACAATTCTCACACCACCGTTCCAGCCCCGTTCACCCACACATTCGGGTTCACAGACTTCAGCCATATAGGTTGGCCAATCGTCGTGTCGAATGTGTGTTGACCAATCACCGCATTCGATGGCCGCGTAGCCGTGGTACACGTCGCGGCATAGGCATCATTGACCGTCGAGACCATCGCATCGAACCACCGTTTATCGGGCTCGCCATGCGGCGGCACCGGGGATACTTTCTGGCTCATACTCTACCACTCCCAGGATTCGGCATAGCCCAAGGCCTGAAGCTTCGGCAACTGCTTCTCAAGCCGATTGCCAATGTCGGTGCGGTACATCGGGGAATTGGGGATTTCCAGCTCATCGATCACATCGTAAGCCCGCTTCTTTGACTGTTGAACAGTCTTCCCCGTGCCCGTAGCAATAAGAAGGTAGTCACCGGCGGACACCATCATCGGCTCTTTTTGACCCTTCTCGTTAAACCCCTCGCCAAGCATCATTTCAGCGGGATGAATGTTATAGCGATTCCCCGCATTGATCCCCCACACAGGGAAACCCGTGACCTCTTTTCGGGTAATGTGCGAATATGGGAACTCTGGCATCGTCACCACAACCCCCGTTGCAATATCAGTCGAGGGCTTGAACGTATCCTTGCCATGCAGGAGGTCAAGCATCCAATTGGCAACATCAGGGTGCAAGGCCTGTTGGATCTGAAAGAGAGGCCAACCGTGGCGGGAGGTGAACTCAAGGGGGCACAGGGAGCCATCCTTGCCAATCATCACCGCCACATCGATGTAACCAGTGTAGCCTTCTCGGATCAATCGGCCTTCGAGCGGAGCGAGCAAAGCCTTCGCCAGTGAACTCTCCCCCATCGGCACATACCGCATCACCGTGCCCTGCTCTCCCGTGTTCACCCCTTTGTCATCGTTCATGAACTTTTTGAATTCAAAGTTCTCCAGAACGTGCTCAGCGAAGCCATCCCGGCCCATCCACCCTCCGACAGCCATTTCAATGCCGGGGAAGAATTCTTGAAAGATAAATGGAACGGGCTTTTTCCCGCTCTTCTTCCAATGCTCCAGCATGAAGAGCATGTCGGGGGCACCCTTCGACACATAGGACAGGGCCTTGTCAACATCCGCGCAGGGTTTGCTGACGTAGCGCTTGTCCATGTTAGCCATCTGATGCGCGATGGCCTCATCGTATCGTTTGAACTCCACCACATCGGGGCAGTCAATTCCGCAGTCTTTGAAGACCTGTTGGCCCTTCATACGCTCCAATTCCCATGCGGTGCATTCGAGATTGGCGCAAAAGAGGGGGTAGCCCCGGCTCCGGTAGCCCTCAAGCTCATGCGTATACTTACAGTTATCACTGTTAAGAATGAGATCGGCCCATCCCATGCTCGTCCGCCAATCTCGGATCTTCGGCATCAGACCATCGCCAACAGTGTAGCGACCCCCGCCAGCCAATTTGTCCGGCCCGAGGAACCAGCGGACTTCATGGCCTTGGGCTTCGCAGCGCAGGGCAAAGTCGAGGAAAGAGGCGGTGGGGTCAATCAACAGTATCCGCATTTTGAACCTGAGTGTATGGAGCTGGTTTTACATCAGCCCACAGTCTGCCTAAACCTATATAACGGACTGTATTCTGTGACACACCGAATAAGCGGCCGATGGATCTTTGTGATTGTAGTCCTTGATCCAGCAAGAATTTTATCTGTGCCGCAGATTCTGGGGTCAATTTTAAATCTTTTCTCTTTCGTTGGGAAGCTCTAGCCCGGCCTTTAGCAATTCTATCAGCCATATTCATAGCGTGAGTTGCTATTTGCAAGTGGTCTGGGTTCACGCAACCGGGATTGTCACATTTATGCATGATATCCAAAGACTCGTCGAACGGACCTTTATGAATCCAATACGACACTCTGTGGGCTAATTTGCATGCATCAGGCAATTTAAATAGACCATAACCGCCTGCATTGAGGGCGGCTACCCATTCCCAGCATCCAGTATCTTCGTCTTTTACATATTTGGAGTGGAACAGGGCGATGCGAAGAGGTTCAAGGTCCATGAAGATTCTCGGTCAATTAGTGAGAGTTTTCAGCATAGACCGAAAATCGGATTGAGGCAAACTATTCTAAATATTTGTAGGAATTAAGGTAAATTAATTCCTACAAATTAACGACCGTAGGGAGAAAAACTGCTCCCATTGTGGCATCGATCATTCTCAGATTTCCCAACATAAGCTAGAGCTAAAGCTAGGAAACCCCTACTATAACAGCTGCTCCCCGCCGCTGCGTGTCGCTAATAGTCTATCACGGCGAAACCCTCAAACTCTCTCCCTCCGCTATTAGGAACTATACATTTTTGTCATATAGCCGGGGCCGGTACTAGGCTCCCGGCATATATAGACATATTTGTAGGAATTAATCTACATTAATCTCTACTAATAATTGGTATTCGGCCCCGCAGCCGTGCCAATCGCCGCCACAATATGTTGCTGGATGAGCGAGAGCTTGTCTTTGCCCTTGTAGGCGGCCAAGAGTCGGTTGACATCACTCTCCAGTGCCTCCAATCTTTCTGGGGGGATCATCTTGCCATCCGCCAGCATAGGCCGGATGCGTTCCGTCCACTGCTGCCACAAAGTGTCTTCCGACATATTGCGAACGACCTGCCGCACGCTCTGCTCCAGCACCTCTTTGCCCCCCGGTTGCCCCGCCAGATACCGTGCTGCCAGCCTCGTTTGCTCTGGTTTACCAGTCAGGAGAAGACTGCGAACGGCTCCGGGGCTCTCCCCACTCTTCAGAATGGTCTCCAGCCCCTTTGCCGGTGCAAATCTCTCTTCACGCGCCGCCGCAGCGGCCTTGGAACCTTCCTCAGCCAACCGTTGTTGTGTCGCAGCGGCACCCTCAGCGGCTTTGGAGGCTCTCTGAATGCCAGCCTGCCGTTCAGCCTCGGCTGCAGCAGTGCCCGCGATCCGTGTTTGCTCTGCTTCTTTGGCTTTGGTGGTGGCTCTCGTGGTGAGTTTGCTATTCACACGCTCGATTTGCTCCAGCTTGTTCGCATAGGCATTTGCCCTAGCCGTCAGCCCAGGCACCTCCCGCATCCAATCTTGGTTGTCACGGACCCACTTCTTGGATTGAGCCGCCGACTGTCCCTGCATCGACCGTGCCGTGTAGTCCGCAGCTTGCCTGTCAACCAATTGAGGGTTGCCTGTCAGCTCTTTGGCATCCCGAATTGACTGTTGACTGTTGAAGAAGTATCTAGGCAGTGTCTTTGGATCGGCGTTGTATTGTTCCTGATTCAACCTTTGCACCGCCGTAGCTTTCTGCCCAGATTTAGACTCGAATTTGGCTAGTTCTCCTGTATCTTTGGCATATTCCGATTGCAATTTACTTTGGACATTCTCACCAGCCGCATTCTTTCCGACGAACTCTTCCTGTGCTTTCGAGATTTGGGCGTACATCTTTTTGGCCGCGTTCACGCCAATCGCCTCATACCCCTCGGGCGTCGGATTCCCCGCAATCACATCCCCAAGCCGCCTGCGCACCTGATCCACGGCCTCGAAAGACAGCTTTTGCTTCTGGGGGTTAACGGCATCATAGACTTGCTGGTACACACGTCTCACCCCCGCATCAGTGGTCTTTGCAAACCCACCCTCACCCACTAGTTTTCCTGTCAGTTCTTTCTTGAGGCTAGCCATCGCAGCAGTCTGGCCAATGTCCTGACCTGCCTCTTCCTTTGCTTTGACTGCAGCATCACGCTCAGCGACTGTGGTTTGGTAAGCTTCATTTCGAGCCTGAATCTCCACACCTTGCTTTGCCGTGGCGGCTTGGCGCAAGGTGTTACCAATGTCAGACAATTCCGAGACTTGACCGACTTTTGCTAGTTCCGGTGCCGCCTGCGCCAACACCCTGTTGGCCGTTGCCAACTTACCATTAGAAGCTTTGTCCAAGGCTGCGGCCCGTTTGGCGGCATCGGCACGGATGGACTCGGCATGGGTCCGGGCATCGTCAATGATCCGCGTGGCGGCCCCGGCATCCGATTTGGCAATAGCCGCCGCCCGTTGATGAGCGTCGGCCAACACGGCATCTGCAGCCTTATCCGCTGCCTGCCGATCGGCCTCCACACCCTTCTGAAGCATGGCATGCATGGCCGTTTGGGGTTGACCGGCCTCAGCCAGTTTCGCCAGGTTCTCTCTAGCAGTCATCACGGCCTTCGCAATATCCGGTGACGCCCCCAGAGCCTTCTGCGCAAAGTCCCACGCCAACTTTACAGGCTCTTTCACGAATCCAACCACTGTGCCTGCACTTGGGGTGAGCATGCCTCCAGCCACACGGGCAATGTCTGCCTGCGTTCGCGAGCCTCCACGAGCTTCTGTAATCTGACCAGCTGCTTCGGAGGTGAGACCACTGGCGGCACCAATCCCGGCCTCGGCCCAACGACCGGCTTTAAGAGCTGCTCCGGTTTCGATAAGAGCCGGGCCAACGGCTTCCCCAACGTAGGGCAGAAAACTGGCAGCCACCCCAAGACTGGAAACAATTTCAGGCGACAATGCCCCTGCAATTCCGCCGAATGCTGTGCTACTTGCAATAGACTTGGCAGCACTAGAAATAGTGGGGGGAGGCACTGGTTTGTCATTGGCGTCGAGACGGTTCAAGGGGTTGGCTTGGCGAAGGCCTGCAATGGCGTCTTTGACACGATCAGAAGCTGTCGAGGGTTTGGCAGGTGCTTGTGCTGCAGGCTTCGCCGTTTCTTCCTTGGCTGTGCCTGCCGCCAACTGTTGCTGCAGCACTTGAAAAGCCTGTTCCTGCGTTGCCCCTTCAGGCCCCGTCACAGTGTAATTCTTGCCATCCGGTGAGGTGAAAGTGAAATCTGGCATGTTAGTGTACCTGTACGGACCAACCTGCGGGGAGCGGGGGAACATTCACGGGAGCATTGCCAGTGCCTGAGCCAGGAAGGCCAACCCCACCAGATTGGGACTCTACTTGCATCTTCTCTGCCGTGTCAGCCATAGAGCCCCCTGTCGTCAGCATCTGACGGCGAAGCTTGGCATCCTTGGTAGCCTTCAGCACGTCTTCAGGCAATGGCACCTTCTGCATCTGCTTCAACGCCTCTTGCCGCATCGCCTCTTGTTCCGGGTTTGGAAGAGTGCCAGTGGACTCTAGGCGGTTACGGATGATATCAATGGCGTTGGCATATTTGAACACAGCCACTGCCTTTGGCGTTCCGGCCTGTGCTGTAACAATATCTTGCATCTCGTTAATGGTGGCTTGATTCGCTCCTCGTCCTGCTCCTAGTGTCATAGCACGAGAGATTTCCAGGCCAAGCCCTTTGGTCGCAACATTGTAATCTTGCATATCCTCTGGGGTGAGGGCATTAGTTCCAGTGTTGGTAAGTTGGTGGATAAGAGTGCCATCGTTGATGCCAGTGAAAGGGCCTGTAGTCTGCCCTGTGTCCATTGCACCAATAATACGCAGGCCACGGAGAGCTTCTCGACTGGATGCCACGATAGCTTGTGACACATTGCCAGCATTTTGACCTTGTTTCGACGCCCCAATCTTTACATATGCAGGATCAGACAAGTCCCTGGTGCCCTTGATTGACTGGTCAGGATTATACTCGTATATGCCAGTAGCTGTTTCTATGTGACTAGGAGCTTTTTCAGATTTGGCCTGTTTCATCGACTCTCGCAGCAAGGCTTGGTCAGTGCGCTTCAGACGAACATCCTCCTCGTGATCGGCATGGGCTTCTCGCAGACGTTGCTGGTTTTGCTGAAAATCATTTTGTTTTTGGATGAAGTCAGCCCTCTGCGAAGCAGTCTTGGATGCCAGAGTCGCATTCGTCCGCCACGCCTCGAACTGAGGTGTACCAGGTGCTGGAATAGTTGTTGGATTCTGCCCGGCATCGATAGCCTTTCGCATCAAATCCTTGTAACCTTCAGGAGTGGGATTTGTTCCATAGTCTTCAGCAGCCGTAGCCAATGCTTCTTTCTTCACCTGCTGTTGCTGCGCAACGGCTGCGGCCTGCTCTTTGGCTTCCTGAAGCTTGCCCTTCGCCAATTCCCCCATCTCATTCGCAGAGGTGAAGTCGCCATTCTGCAGTGCAATGGCCGCGCCTTTCTCGTACATACCGGCGGCCTTCACAGGGTCCGTAACGTTGCTTGCATCCTTGGCTGCTTCAGACGACAAAAACGACCCCACAGCCTGCTGGGTTTGCTGTTGGCGTTGTGCGTTGGCAATGGCGATCTGACCCATCGCGATTTGTTGCTTTTTCAGTTGAATGTCTTCTTGCTGCTGCTGAAGCTCTTGGCCTGTGATGATGTTTCGTCCGGCGGCCAGCCCGAGGTTTGTCAAAAAGCCCATGATGGTTTCCTTTAGACGGAGAAGCCCCAGGAGTTGCCGCCACCCCCGAATCCATAAGTATCCCCGCCACCACTATAGTAACTGCTGGCTGTTCCGGAGGGGACCGAGTAGCCAAAAGCATTAGCAGAGTCTGGGCTAGCGAAGGGATTTATGTTACCGTAGTTGTTTAATCCAGTGGTGACAGCTCCGCCGATTTGGTTGCCAAGAGCGCTGGCGGCTTGCTGATTCGAGACGTTTTGGCCTTGCAGGATTTGGCCCGCCGTGCCAGGGGAGCCAATGTTTGCGCCAGCCAATTGGGCCAACAGCTCTGCTTGGTTGTAGTACTGCGTGGAGGCTTGGTTGCCAGCCTGCGTGGTCAATGCAGACAGCACATTCCCACTGTTGAGCATGCCTTGTGCTGCGGCCGAGCCTTCCACACCCTTCAGTGCCTGATCCATCTGGAACTGATATCCCGGTGTGCTAGTCACCGAAGAGGGGTTGTTAATGAGATTTGACAGCATGGTTTGATACTGCGGGCGTTGCGACGCAAAGGGATCGGCAGCGTTCGCGGCTTGTTGCGAGCCTCCACCCCCACCACCCACTGCCGAACTAACAAGCGACGATGTTGCCGCTCCGGCAACACCTGCCCCAACTGCTCCGGCGATTACGCACATGATTACTCCCCCTTCGGAAGGTCTTTGAGCTTGAGTTCCATTACCACATCATCTGCGATGTAGCCACGCTTTTCGAGGATCTTGAAGAGCAACCCCGTGCGGGTGACCGGCCAGCCCACGACGCTAACGCCGCGGGTGCGGAATTCTTCTTCGACGCTCGACATGAAGCGTGGCATGCACTGGCGATGGTCTGGTCGCACGTAGAAAGTGTCCACATTGCCGCACAATTCTTTGCGAAGGTGCAGGCTGTGGTAGGTGATAAGAAGGGCGTAGCCTTGCAAAACTCCCTCACCATCCCGCAACGTCATGGCAATGAGGAAACCACCAGCCTGCATTTCAAGATACCGCTCGTTGTGCGGGTCAATCGGCAACCCTCGTTGGCCATGATAGGCGCATGTGTCCTGTTTGATTTCCGAGCATTCATCCCAACACTCTTGACCCAGAGGGGTGATTTCCGCTGCGAGGTCGAGGGTGAAAGGCTCAATTGCAATTTTCATGGAATTTTCCATAGGAATTAAAGTAGATTAATTTCTACAAATAATTATTTTACCGGGGCAATCCCGCCGTCAGAACCTTCATTTCATTCAATCTCATCGGCGTGTTGCCAGTGTACTGGAGCATCCACGCCCTGCGACGGCTTGAACCACAGTTTCGCATTTGCTTGCGCACCGTGGACATGTCGATTTGTCGTGGAGTGCTGAATGTTTGATAATCGTCATCACTGTAGCTCACATTCACCACCGTCCCGGCAGTTTGCGTGTCCGCAATCTGTTGCATGGCCGCAAACCGTTTCCAATTAAGTGTACCCCAATCGTAGTTGGGAGTAACGCAGGTCATGTTGATGTTGCCTGTGGCATCGGTGTAAAGCGAGGGATCGATGCTCAAAATCCGGCCTGTGGTGGTGTCTTGGGTAAAGTCCCCAAAAGGGTAACCTTGGTAGGACAGATAACCCCGGCCCACAAAGTATTGCTCCACACCACCCACTACACTAGACCAGGTGCTCCAAACCCCTGTTGAAATGTCATACACAAGAGTCAAATTGAGCGGGGGGAGATTGAGTACATAAAAAGAGTGCCCTAAAATCTGAATCCCAAAGGACCAAATGTGCAAAGAGGTAAATTGAAGTGTCGTGTTATTGAGAATTCGTTCAATGAAGGGGTCACTGATCTTTTGCATGGTCAGGCCATTAAGCATTTGAACGGAGCGACCGTACAAGGGAGTGGACCCAACAAAATACGTCACATCGTTAATTTCGCTTACCGTTGCAGCATTGAATGCCCCTGTACGGAAAGAGGCACTGAGAACAGGATTCAGCGCGATGCCAGAGCCGTTAGGGGCAGCATTGGCATCGTAGTAAACCTGAAGACCTTGCTGGTAGAAGGCCAATATGTAGTTAAGGTGCCGAGTAGCTGTCACCCCCGCTCCATACTCAATATCAGCCTGCGTGAAGTCCAGAGCTGGCCACGTAGTTGCATCGTTGATAGCGCTGCCGATGAGTTTCCCAGATTGGGTCATGGCATAGTAGACACCATCAAGGTAAGCAATCCCAAAAGTTGGATTGAGGCTCACGTAGTTGGTGTCAGTCACCTTCGTGAAAGTTGATCCGTTAAACGTCCACAATTCACCTTCTTGGTTTTGGATGACAGTCTTATAAGGTGAGGATTGACTGTCAATAGAGGTAAAGAACTGTCCTGGATTCGAGACGCTAGGGATAGCGATACCGGCCCCTTGAGTGGGGGGGCTAAACGGATAGGCAGTATCGCTTACAATAAAATAAGGCGCACCATTGAACTTGAAGAAGCCTTGAGCAGTGCCTGTGGCAGTGGATTGGTAGGAGGTGCCGGGGCGTTTGATGACTGCCACACCTTCACCCTCTTCCTTTTCCATAAAGCAGTTGACCATCTTGGCATCTGTTGTCAGCGTGCCATCCCGCGTGCCAATGGGGTGCCCCCAGGAAATGCTCAGCTCATTGTTGGATTGTGCTGTTGCCATCACATCCTCTGACGTTCACTAGGGGTGAAAAAGACACTCGTCTGTTCTTGTCCGAACTCTGCGTTGAAGAACTTGTCACGATAGCCAGTGGCCTTGTCGTTGATCTCTCTGCGCTCGTCAGCGGGGGTGCGGTATTCGAGGCAGATTTCGTCGGCCAAACACCACTTGAGCATGCGGTAGGCTTCCTGCGGAAAGTACAGATTGTTGGTCAACGATCCCACATCCATCATCTGCAATTGCACCACAACATGGATGGTGTGCGTAGCGTCAATCGGCACATCGTACAGAGTGAGAGTGCCACCATTCAATTGCGGATCGTACCAAACTTGATTGGGAATGCCCGGTTGAAACTTTTGCCCCAAGGTGTCCCAATCATACCGGGAGGTCATGATGAGAGTGACACTATTCCCGGCTTGATCCACAATGTACTGGTCAAGAATCCGCAGCGGGAGTGTCGTACCCGTGATGGTCGACAGATTGTAGGTGGCTTGCCCAATGACAGTGGGAAAAGAAACGTCTTTCACACACCACAAGGGCAAGCCATCCTGTGCCATCTCCTTTACCAGGATTTCCAATGCCTGAAGGCAATTATCTTGATCCGTGTTGGGGATGGTCTCGTACTCATCAAAGGCCCCCGTCAGCCTCAGCGCCGCCTGCACTATCTGCAGCGCTGTCATTCCAAATGTGTAAGTGCCGCTGTAGGTAGGCATGTGGACTCCGTGAGGTTACCGATACTTTGCTTTCTTCTGCTTTTGCTCTCGCATGGCCTGCGTGTGGGAGACTTTGCGAGTCATCAACTCGGCCATCTTCTTGGCCCCAGCCTTGGCCGTGAGCTTCGAGGACTCTGGCTTTGGCTGTCTTTTGGCCGTTGTGGTGGCAATCTTTTTGTGCATGATGGCATCCTGTTAAGTGATAAGTGTCCCTGTGAGGAACCCGCTATAACTCCCCGCAGCCGTTACCATACCTGATCCAGTTGTTCTGGCGCAGGTTATCTTCACATCAGCCGTTGCGGGGACTAACTGTGGGGGGTCGAATGTTTGCTCCAGCGCTCCGTTGCTTATGCCGTATGTAGCCACGGTCACAAAAATGCCCGGGAGTAGGGTGTTAGCAAGAGCGGAAACCCGTAAATCGAATTCGATGAATTCCCCCACCGTTGTGGAGCATCCACTGAACACACAGCTAGTGATATACCCAAACATATTGGAGGGTACAGTACCTATAGCTTGTCTGGATGCTGTGTATGTGGCATCGATTCTGGCATAGGTGTTTCCCCCATTTGATACGGTGATGTTACCAGCCGCCGACCCCCCACTACCCACAGAAGCTGAGAACACCTTGTTGATTCTCAGAATATTGGTGGGCGTTGTCAGTACAGGAGTCGTACCGTTTAGAGTTACTTGCGTCAACTGCTGATTGTACTGGTCGTCAAGATACAGAATGATAATCATCCTGACGCCAGTACCCGCAGCAGAATCATTTGCGCTTGTCGATACGACAGACATTTGGGTAGGGGCAGGTGGAAAAACGTAAGTCCCGCCCACATTCCACAGATCTGTGCGAACGTTTGTAATGCCGGTAGCGCGTCCAACTGCCGTTACCCGCGTACCCATGATTATCGTACTCCTGCATTTGTCAGGCCAATCTTGACCATCTCCAATACAAGAGTGAAAACCTGGATACCCGAAGCCCAGCCCGTGGTCAACATTTGAATGTCACCAGTAGGGCTGGTGGCGTTGTCAGGCAATCCCCCAAAGTCCACGAAGCTCATGCGGCCGCGGCCAGCCAGAGGCATCAGCGGGGTGTTGGGCGTGCCCTTCCACTGAAGTTGGATTTCAAGTTGATCCGTCATCGAATAGTCAATGTGCATCAACTGCACCAGCGGCGGGGCTCGAAACGTTGCCGACGGGGTGACAATCGTCGTCAGTGCGAGGTCAGAGGTGTCAAGAGTGCCTGTGACCTTCACCACAAGATTGCGCGGCCCGTCGACAATCGTTTGCGTTGTCAGAACGTTAGCCATGACAACTCCTTAGCGTTCGGTCGAGGCAACAAGGTAGTCCACGCCGACCGTGACAGCATTCGCCGAACCATTGGTGTAGCTGACGATGGGGGCCAGCGTGACCGTAGGCAGCGTGGGGACTTGCAGGAGGGCCACGGCACCACGGGGGGCGGTCGAGCCGACAACACCACCGTTGATCTGATTGTTGCCCGTAGTCGGGTTCCAGAATGCTGCCACGTTGCCGAGGGCGTCAACAGCAATGCCCAATTCAATGTAGGTCGCCGCCGTCAGGACACATGCCGAGGGCAATGCCACACTGGTGTGCGTTGATGCCGCAATCACATCGAGCACAAACGTGGTGCCCGCCGCTGCCTTGTACAGGACGATGCCGTTGACGATGCTGGCTTCGGCCACTGCCGTGGACGTGAGGCCACAGTAAAAGGCACCATCCGTGCGGGATACAGTGCCAGCGAACTTGAAGAACGTTTGCTTGTTGGCCGTGCTGACCTTGAATGCCGTGGGATTCTTGATGAGGAAAGCAGAATCCGACGCACCAGTCGTGGTGGAGAGGTTGAGGATGCCGCCATCACCCGCTGCCAGTGCCGCTGCCGGGGTGCCAGTGCCCGAGAGGGTCCAATCACCTGACACATACTGGTCAAAGTCATTGGCGTAGGTGTGTGCCCACGTCGGGTCCAAAAGCCCTGCATTGCTCATGGTTTGCCACTGCGCAGCGTTTGTGACGCCGAGGGGCATGCGCGTGGTTTGAGAATTGCGATTGGTGCTGCCTGCCGTTGCCATAGTAAATCTCCGTCAATTCAGTGAAAAGCGGGATTTATTCATAGGAAGTAATAATTATTAATTCCTACAAACAAATCCCGCGATGGGAAGTTCAGCTTCGTTTACGCGGCGTTCGAACCGTAGAGGCCGCGCGGGTTGCCCCACAGGAACACGTAACGCTCATACGCGCCGACCTTATAGTTACGGGTATCTGCATCGTTGTCTTCCCAGACTTCCAGCTCTTCCCGCTCCTGCCAAATCATACCATCTTGGCAGCCCGTCGTGATGAACCACGGATCGGCGGCGGTCAAATACGGATTGTGAACGACACCGCCCATCAGCAGACCTTCGGTATTGATGGGGTTGATATCGTTGTTGTTCGTACCGACTTGCTTCGGCGTCTTGAGGATGCGGTCAGCATTGAACTTGTTGTTCGGGTGGACAATCAGCTTGTCACCAGCCAACGGCTCAATATAGCCACGGTCATCAGTGGCTTGCATCATCAGAATGAGCATGTCTTCGACCGCAGCCTGCGAAAGCTGTGCATCGATGGTGAGCTTGTTCTGCCACGTGCCCGCCGTGAAATTCGGGTGCGAGGTGTTCAGGAGGCTCACACCATCACCGCCCGTGTAGGACGAGTTGAAGGCACGATTGAGGATGTTCGTCGCGTTGATGTTTTTCGTCTCGGCAAACGCGCGACGGAGCTTTTCGACACGATTCTTCGTCAATTTGACGTAGAGGTTGTCTTTGAGTTCTTCGTGCGTGGTGATAACCCCGAGACCATAAGCCACGTTCGTACCACGGGTCACGAAGCCCTGTTGCATCGAATCATACGTGATCGGCTGACCTTCCGGCTTAAACACAGCCAGGCCGAGGCCAACACTTTGCACGTACTCTTCGTAGTTCTTCGAGGATTCGACCTTCGAGAACATGAGCGGGGCGTATTGCGGGGCATCGGCTGCTGCCGAATCCCACCACGATTTGACACCTTCCCACAGCCCCTTGGGATAGGAACCAGTATTGATAATGCCAGGCATAGCATCTCTCCTTGAATGTTAAATGGTGGGGACGGTTAGACGCCAGCCGTATTGCCCTGGAATTCATGTTGGTTAAACATGACATCCCAGGTGGCATACGCACCAAAAGAGTTGTTGGGGAGCTGCGAGAGGCCGAAGAGTTTGACCGTCAGACCAGCCGTGACCGCGAACGAGGACGACAAGAGAACCGTGGCAGAGTTTTGCTGCGGTGCCGTGGGGTTCGTGACCGTGAACGAGGCATTGAGGCCCACGCTTGCCGCGACGAGGTTCGCCGTGGTGATGCCATCGTCCTGAATTTGATAGATGACAGCAGGATCATCCACCACCAGTACGTAGTAGTCACGGGTCTTGGTCGCGGGGATGTTTTGGACCGTCAGGTCGAGGTTGGTGCCCTGAATCGACGGCTGGCGGGGGTTAGCCAACAGGCAACCCACAACCACGCCGCGCACAACGCCGGTGCCCGTGGTGTTCTTAATAACGTCGGGGATACCGTTGGCATCTGCGCCCGTTGCCGCCGTCAGCACCACGTCACCAGGATTGTACTGGTTCGTGTCCGCTGCAGGAATGTGATACATATTGGTAGCCCCGTTCCAGGGGCTGCCGTCGCGATAGCGCACAGGCACAAACCCGCGCGGCGCTTTTTGGTTCGCCATGATGGCTCCTTTCGTTTAACTGGAGGGTTTCCACCATGGCGAGTCGGAGGCAAAGTCTTACAGGTTCTTGACCCCGTATTCCTTGCGATACCCCGTATCGATGGTGGTGTTTACGCTATCAGGCTTGTAGAAACCGTCCGCACGATTGGGATCGGTTGCCTTGCGGTGAATCTCTCTATCCCGCTTGTCGGCAGCCATATGCCGACGATTCTCGCGTTCTTTCCACTGTTCTTCGGGGATCTTCATCAGGTACGCACGGAGAGCCGCACCGTCTGATCGAGTGCCCTTCACAAACTTGCTCACACACGAGGAAATGTCCAGGTCAGGGACCACCTTGGCCTCTTTCTTGTACAGCTCGTCTTGCGTGACGAAATCAAATCCATCCATAAGAAGGCTTTCCACGTAGCCATCCTCGTCATTGGCCCAATACAGATGGTAGCCGGGGATTTCGCCGTGGACAGTGAGTTGCATCCGCAAGCCGCCGAGGTCCGATTCGCGTTCGCGCGTGGCGGTGTCGCGGGAGACTGTCTGCCCGTGGCGACGTGCCGCAATGAGTCGGCTACGGTCGGTTTCGGGGACGCTGGCGAAGGCTGCGGTTTTTTTCTGCTCAATTGACATGGAGTTTACCTCAAGGAATTAGAAAATGGGAAGCAATAGTAAAAGACTATCGTGAGGTTTTGTGGACTTTCTTGCCGCCCTCAAAGTAGTTTTTGAGGAAGCGTTCCTTCGTGGTCCACCCTTTCGCGATGAATTCCTTCATCAAGGCAAGGTCTTCGGCAGGGAGGTCGTGGACACTGTAGGCAGAGCCCGAGGCTCCAGTGGTGTCAGAGGTTTCCACTTGGGATTGGCGCGAAGTCTGCTGTTTCTTGAACCGGCGAGGGAAGTCTTCACGGACCTGAGCCGCAACAAGGTCGAGCATCTTGCGGCCCATCGCCTTCTCACCCTGGGCCCGCAATTGTTTGCCAACTTCAAGGGCGTAGTTGCGAAGCTCGGGATCGGTGTTGAACCACTCGTTACCATCTTCGATCCAATCCTTGACCACAGGGTTGACCTCGGAAGGCATCTGGACAGTGGCAGTCGCAGGCTCGACAGGCGCTTCTTGCTTCTTGAGATTGGCACGCTCTTCTTGCAGAAGCTCTTTTCTGGCTTCGAGCGTGTCTGCCAGGTTGTCGTCACCATCCCGCACGGCTTCACGGAGTTTCCGCGTGGTCTCGGCGATAGCATCCTTCAACTCTTGATCCTTGCGAGCCATCTCCTCTTCATGATACTTGGCAAAGGCCTGGCCAGTCTTTTCAAGATGGGCGTACTTCGTTTTCAGGTCTTCGAGTTCGGCCTTGATGTTCTTGTTGTAGCGCAGGCCAGCGTCGAGGTATTCCTGAGCGGGCTTCCACTTTGCTGGATCGCCCTTGTACATGGATTTGGGCACCCAACCGTGGCGGCCAGCCTCTTTTTCGATGGCCAAAGTTTCGGGATCGGGGGATTGGATGACTTCTTCCCCTGTTTCCTTAGCGACCAATGCCGATTCGACCTCGCCAAGTTCCGCCGCGATTTCTTCTTGAGTACGCTTTACCATCTGAAAGCTCCTATCCAATTGTTAGTAGGAATTAATGTAGATTAATTTGGATAAATAAATGTCATTTGGGAAGGTACACGACCTCCCCAGCCGACAACCCGACTTGCTTGTCTTTCAACCCCGACTCTTCAACCACCTTCATACACGCTTCATGCAAATCCTTTTGAAGTTTGAGTACTCGTTCAGATTCCCAATACTCGCAGTTGGGGACGAAGAGGCGGAAGTTGACTTGGTAGCTCACTTGGTATCCTTCGGCAGAGGGCTGATAATATCAGTGTCCATCACAAACCGATATTCCTTGCCATCCACAGGGGAGGTGTGAAATTTGCCCGTGTACGTTCCGATGAGAACCTTGTCGCCCACCTCGCAATAGTCTGTAGACTTGTCGCTCCAGCAATCATGGCCGATTTCCAGCACGGTGCAGATGACCACACGTTGCTTCTCGGCGTCTACAGTCTTCTTGACGAGGACCAAACCAGATTCGGTGGTCTCTTCCACTTCATCTTGAGCCAAGAGCACTCGATGGCCCACGGCTCGAAAGCCGCTCTTATTGGATTCTTGGGGGCCTTTCTGGGCACGCCAACCGTGTGTGAGGTAGGGGGTGGGTTCCGGTTGTGTGGGCCGATCCAGATAAGGATTCGAGTAATCCCAAATTGCCCGTTCCATAGCTGTAGGTTTGTTTGCCATTCAATCCTCCGACTTCGTGGGTTGCGGTCGATTCTCTTCGACCAGATCAATAACCTGACCGAGAACATCAATCCCGGCCAGGGCGTAAGAATTCAAACGATTCGTCTTTTCGGCATCCTCAGGATCGAAGAAGCCTTGCGTGGCCCAGCGCTCCTTCGTTTCCTCTCGGGTAGCCGTCAATTGACGCAAAAACTCTTGCGTCATGGGGTGTCGCCACCACTCTTCGCGATCATGCTGGGTTAGCATTCACTTCTCCTTCTTGCGAGGCAGCCTCTGCCTGTGTGCGTTGGGCTTCCAGCCGGTCATGCACGTCCATGATCCTCTGGTGTTGTCCCTGTTCCATGTCATTCCGCGTTGCATGAGCCTTCAACAGAAGATCCGCCGACTTCATCAGGTGTTCGTTGTCGGCCTTTGCTGCGCCAATCTGTGCATTCAACAGGGCAATCAACTGTTCCTTGTCCACGCCATCGGCTTTTGCCAATTCCATCTCAGCCTTCGCTTGCAGTTCGGCGATCTTGGCATTGTTCAATGCAATCTCACTCTTCAATTTCGCCACCGCCAACATCATGTTGTCCTGATGCTGCTGTTGATCCTGTGCCAGTTTGGCTTGTTCAATCGCCAGTTTGGGATTGGGCGGCGGTTTGATTGCCCTCGGGCCGTTCGGATCGGGGAACACGGCATCCACATCATACTCACCCGCCTCCAGCCATTGCCGAGTCACATACGTTTTGTCCAATTGCGCCCCGAACGGCGTCATGGCGAATTGCACCAACTCCGCGGCCTTCTGTTTCCTTTGCTGCCCGCTCACCGTGGAGGCATCGGCTGCCGGGAACACTCGGAACCGTCCTGCCGTGTAGTCATCTGGTGCAATGATAGCATCCGGACCCTCAGTGAGTTCCCAGAATACGGGGGAAGTGTGGAGGTAAAGCCGGTTGAGTTCGTAGAACTTCTGCAATTCCTCGCGGAATGCACGGTACATGCGAGCGTAGATGCCGCTGAAGAGCATCATCCCCTGCTCGACGGTGTTCCGGGAGGTTTCAGCAGGAGTGTTTTGGCCAGGGGAAACCCCTGTCATGATGTCAGTAGCCGAGCCGATCTTCTCCCCGTAGGTGATGAGGATACCCAGGAGTTGGAAGAGGACGGCAGAGGGCTCCTTCGTGGGAAGGGGCATGATATTCTTGCGGAGGTCGTCACCTGTGGAGTCTACAGGCTTCCACTCGAAGGGGTCGAAAGTTGTTTTCCCTCCCTTTAGCTTTACACCACGCCCAAGGAAGCCGCCACCGGTGTTGGACATTGTGCCAGCATCAATAAGCTGGTTGATGAGAGTGTCGACAGCGGCGTTGACGGGTCCGAGAAGCGCCCCCAAACCGAGACCGTAGGCACCTCCGTCAGGGGAGGGTATGAAGGTGTACTTGGTAAAGTATTTAACGGGATCGATTCGAACAATTTTGTTGTCACTTGCATCCTCCATTTCCTGCGCCAAGCGCTCATACTTCGACTTGTCCTTGGGGTCACTGGCCTTCAGTGCCATCCCTTCATATTGCCGCACAGCCAGGTCATTAACACGATGAACGTCGCCATCATCGAAAAAACGTGCAACGATACGATAGACGTGCCCTGTGTCTTCGCGGACGCTGATAATATAAGGTTCAGCGTACCCATCTCCATCAAAGTCAAACCAACAATGTTGTTCGAGGACACGATATTCCTCCGATGCGCCCTGATTCCACAAGCCAGAGATTTCGTCGGCGGTCACCCGGAGAAGGTTGGCGATGGTTTCCGGGCCAGGTGTTTGGGGATTCTCTTCTTCGATGAACAGGCCACGGGCCACGCGTTCGCGAATCTTGTTGGCATTCATGCCAATGCAATGCGTGGCACGAAGCGTTTTGTCCACATGCTTGCAGTGATAGTCAAACACAAAGTACTGTGCCGGGACATACTCGCTGATGTTGGTGCCTTGAACAGGATCGAAGTAGGTCTTCTTAAAGGCCGATCCGACCAGCGCCGCACCGAATTTGCACTGTTCGTCCGAGTCGAGCCATGCCACGTCTTCATCCACCAATTGGAGACTCGTGTGGAGGCTGATACGGTTCGCGCGGGCCAACTTTTTGCCATCGGGATCGGCACCAATGTATTCGTATCGGGCGATACGCCGACCCTTCGTCAAGATGCTGATGCGTGCCAGGAACTGGAGGGCCGCAATGGTCACCAGAGGGAATTTAACGTTTGATGCCCCGGTCCAAGGAAAGGTCTTGTCTTCTTTGAATTGCAGGGCCAGTTTGATAGCCTCAGCATTGCGCTGCGTCCACACAATACGCGAGGACAGGTCGCGGACATAGCCATTGACCACCCACATACCGATGGCATTGCGTTCATCTTGATTGAGGTGCCTGGCAAGATTCGGATCACGAACAATGTCCTTTATCTTGAACTTTTTGCTTATTTCGGGTGTGGGCACAATCGCCACAGCCTCTGCATCGGCTATCGTTTCCATTGTCAGTATCCAGTGATTGTTGATCGGCCATCTTGCCCGCTGCGGTCCTCAACATGCGCATAGTACAATTCTTCTTCCGTCATGAAGGATTCCTCGTCCAATAGTGGGAGCGTGTCAAAGCCTCGCGACAGGATAGCACTAGAGTCGAATTGGTCATCGAGAACGGCTTCGCTGTAGCCAGTGAATCGTAGGCATTCGTGTTCGTAGGGGGCGTACCAGTCAGCCTCTTTGTCGAATCGGCAAGCACCGGCCTTCATGCGCTTCTGGAACGACCGTCCTCGCATGGCCTTGTCCTTGGTGGAAGGAAGGGGAACGCAATTGAGGAACACGTTGCGGGCCTTCATTTCCAGATTGAGGATGGGTTCGATGGCCTTCCAGATGACGCCATCTTCAACGAAGAAACACTCGGGCTCGAAGCGTTCTTGCAGAGCAATCATATTATCGATGATTTCATCAGTTGCCCACCGACCTACCCACTGATGAAAGAAGTTGAGAACGTTGTCAGAGTCTTGTCCGGCAGTTGTGAAGGAGGTTCGATTGGCTTTATCGGACTTAGAAATGGCAAAGTCCACTCCAACGCAGACTCGCATGTCACGATCGAAGTCTTCATCAGACATTGGCACGAACCAATCTTTTTTAAGGTAGGTGTCTGTGTTGTCGTAGGGGTCATTGAGATATTCTTGGGAATAGCCGGGGGCGTCGAAATCGTCAATGTACCGTTGTCGTATGCCGCGAAGAGCCTCCTCAGTAAACTGCTCGGGCCAAAGAATGTTCGTGAAGTCATCGAAGCCCTTGTGTGCAGAGTAGAAAAGAACCTTCCATGCCCCAGGTTGCTTCTTGAAGCGGCTTAGAAGGCTGTCTTCGTGCAGGATGGTTCCGTGGACACGAGCTTTGCCTCCGCGCCGCAACGCGGGCAACACAGCACGATTGAACCAACGACGGAATTTATCACGTCGTTCTTTGTTCTCAACTTGCTCATCGTCTTCGAGATCGTCACATACGATAAGGCCAGGTCGCATACCACGCCATTTGCGGCCCCGCATTTTTTGTCCGCTGCCTCTAGCCAAGATCCGGAACTGGTGCCCGTCGAGGAATTCGACGATGATTTCGGTCTTGGAATTGGTGATGAATCCTTTGATTTGGAAGTCATGAATTAGCTCTTCGTTTTCGACAAGCTCACGCGTAATGTCCCCCAAGTGTTCAATAGCCAATTCCTCGTTGGTAGACACAAGGATGACGTATGACTCATCCCTGAAGAGTACCGACGCAAGTATAAATACATGGGTAAAGGCAGAGGATTTAGCGTGGCCCCGAGGAGCAATGACACTTGCTTGTAAGGCATCCGAGGCGTATAAGGCCCAACCATCGCGGTGGAATTGTGGAGTCGGTTTCGCCTCATCGAATCCCTTATACAAGTAATTAACGGCAAAAGCCTCGATGAGCCTTGCCGTTAGGGGTGTGCGCTTGAGCTCAGTCTGTTGAGCGTTGGCCATCCACTACCTCAACAGTTTGAACATCTACAGTCCTGGCACGGTCACGGGCATCCATTGCAGCCAGAAGCTTCTCTGCCACGGACTCGGAAGAGTTTTGATTCGATGGCAATTGCGGAGTCTCGGGAGCCTTCTGACCAAGCCCAAGAGCCTTGATGCCCAACTCCGCTGCCTTCAGCACCACAAGATCCGACACGCCTTGGCCGTTGAGCTTCTCTTGCAAGACAGTGGCCGCTCGAATGGCGAGGCCTTTGAATCTCTCTTCCATCGTCGCGGAAAGGGATGGGTCAGCTACCTCATGGCGTCGCATGTCGAGAGCCTGTTGAAAGGCATCGCTCGCCAATACGGCGGAAGTCCATGAAGGTAGCCGCCCGAAAGCCGCAGCAAGTTCCTTGTGCCCCCAATCGGGATGGTCAACCATCAACTGCACCATGCGCTCGGGGGTGTAGGGGACGGAGCAAGCAAGAGGGGCCACAACAACAGGGGATACCTCGGATGGGTGAGGTCCGTCTATGAGTTGTTGCGCTAGCTCCCGCAGCTCCGTCGAAGCCTTTTCAACCATGTTAGCACCTATTAATGATATTCCACTTAAGGAATTCAAGTACGCCAACGATGGTCGACATTTTCATGTCGTCATATTTCTCATGATTGATGACAGCCAACAATTCATTTTGAAGGAGACCGCTGCGGTCATCAGTCTTTGACAGTATAGAAACTGTCGCCAATTTTTGGTCAACCATTTCTCACCTTCGAGATAACACTGGTGGCAATCCCGAGGGCATCCAAAGCATACGCCGCCCCGGCCTCTTCCGATGACAGTTTTTCGCTGATGAGGTCAATTGCTTTGACAGTCACACCGCGAAGGCGCTCGTTGAGGGAGCGGGCAATCACCGGGTCGATGAGAGCGGCTTTGCGCTCCGACAGGCGGGCTTTGAAGGCATCCGAGCCGACGACACGTTGAATCCAGCCCTCTGAAAACCCGAAAATCTCCGCCAGTTCCTTATACGAAACCGTGGGCTCCTGGAGAATGAGGTCAATCATCGCCTCATGCGTGTATGTGAGCTTCTTGAGAGTGTTGCTGCTGTCTATGGTCATGCTATTCCCCTGCGCGTGGGTAGATGACTGCAACTATAGCACACACGGCTTGACAGGGGCCAAAAACAGACTTTCAAAAGAAATGGGGTCGGATCAAATGCTTAAAGGATTTCATTACAAATTGTAATATTCGGAATTATTTGTAGAAATTAAGAATTTTTAATTCCGACAAATAAATAGTAGCCATCGAATTCAGGGACCGAAAAAGGAGTCTCTTTAAAAAAATAAATAAAATTTGGGAAGGTGCATTAGATCAATTTTACTCAGCAGCGATTTTCCCTCCCCCTCCCCCGGCTATCGCCCTCCAATCGCCATAGTTGATAGCTCGATCCTATTGCCCCCTAGCCATCTGATAGCGAGCGTCTATTTAACATAACGTCCAATTATCAATCGATAGCGCACGGCTATGGCGGATGGCTATCAATAGCTTACAGTTACCTTACGTATCCTGGTACTAGCCAATACTAGGATACGAAAGTAATAGGGTATGCTCGCGTGACTACGCAACACCATGGCGGACGGATAGCTGAGATGCACTCCCCCCTCCCACCTCTGCCCATCCCAATCTCTCTAGGCATCACGCCATGGCTCTGTCGATTGTTGCTAATATAGATAGCATGTCGAGTCAGCCTAATGCCTCAATTTTCCATGCTCACGGTCTTAAGCCGTTAACATTGCTGAGTTGACGTGATAGGCAAAATCAATGAGACAAAACCTGCGTGTGTGCTATAGTTGAGTTGTGGGGATGTGGTAGCCGAATGACGTATGACCGCCTAACAAGTGCTCCTTGTTAGGTTCTCCCGGGTTCCCCGGAGGTCACCATTACTGTGCCGCGTCCCCACCCAAATTTACAGGAACACAGAGCTAACCGGAGATAGACATGGCACGCAAATTCGAGGTAGTCGTCGGCAATGTAGATGTTGTGTGGAGGGGATCTTCCCACAAAATGGGCGCGGCTGAATTCAATGAATGGGTAGAAAACTCGCAACGTGGTATTGGTCGCGCGGCAGGAGAATCGGTAACGCTCCTAGAGAATGGGGAGCCGATCCGAGAATACGAACCGGAGGAATAACCAATAGGTCGAAACCCCTTCGCGGGGTCCGCACGTTAGGCGTGCGCTGACGAGACCAACAATGGAGAATGTCATGTTGTTTAAAATCACGTTTTCAGACGGCTCATGGGTGAAAGCCAATCTGCCGGAAAACTATTCAATCGATGCCGTGCTTGACCAATTCGGCATGTTCTCGTCGATTGAACCTGAAGGAGTAACGAACATGAATCTATCCTATATGGTTCGTGCCGCATACGCTCGCATGTCTGATGTTGAGATTGATGTCGATACGGCATTTGGCACCGTGGCAATTGGCGAATACGCATTCATGCAGGGCGATGGGGCTGACGCGTTCATCAATGAGGCACGTGAGATTTGGGAAAAATGCGGGGACGTGACGCTGGATGAGGTGTACGCGTACCTCGCCGAACCCTATGCCATTGAATGAGGCCCGCTATGTTCTATTCCGACTATGGCGTATTCGCCTACCGCCCCCGCCCGTCGCGATGGCTGACCCTGTTTGCATGGCACTATGACGAATGGTGCAATGGCGGGTTCGTGCGAACGGTGGGGTATGGCGAGATTGTGTGGTGTTAACCATTAACAAGGGGCTCAAAATGAAAAACCTGTTTTTTATTGAAGTAACGGATACGTTTGGCGGGGAAGCTAACTATTCATGGGTCACGCGCCATGTGATACGAGCAACTACCATGCGTGGTGCAATCAACCGTTTTGCGCGCATGAGCGGAATGCATTGGCATGGTGTCGGATGCGATCGATACGATAGCGAAGCAGGTGCAACATGTTTCTTTATTGATGGCTATGACGCAGATCGATACGCAGAATTACGCCTTTCGACGGACGAACGTTAATGATTGACGAGACCCAATCGGGATTGCTCAGCTGAATTAATGCGCCGTTTCAACATCGAAGCCGACGATGCATTTGCGGCTGGTGTTAACTAGGGGAATGAAAATGCTAGATATCCAACAAACTATAGGAACAAAGGCTGAAGAATTGGCATTCGACATTGCCGTGATTCTGGACGAATGTCGAAACGATCCTAATCCGTTTGCAAAGGCTCAAACGCAATTGAAAATCAACGCAAAGGAGTACAACCTTGTATATGGAGAAGTTCAGGCCATCGCTCACATCGCCTCGTGCATGCTTCACGGGCGTCGATGGAAAAAATGAGGCCCAATCGGGATTGCTCAGGTGATTGACAATCCCGATTGGTTTTCTAGTAGGAATTAATGTAGATTAATTCCTATAAACAATTGCTCAATGGAGTCTCAGGATGGCAACGTATAACGGATACAAAAACTGGAATCATTGGAATGTGTCGCTGTGGATCAACAATGATGAAAACCTGTATGAATTGGCGAAAAATGCCATTCACGGAACTAGACACGAATCACACCCCAAAGACGTCGCGGCACGCTGCATGTTGAATTATTTGCATGCGCGCGGTATCGACAAGACTCCCGACGGTGCACCCTATTCCTACACAACCATTCGTGCCGCGATGCGAGGTCTCTAACATGGACAATTGGCGCAATAACTACACCTATTCATGGACCGCGCAGCGCACTCGCGAACGTCGCGCACGCATCGGTGACGTTCTCGCAATGTTGGCGTGCTATGCGATGGCTGCGGGGTTCGCTACCGTGATTGTTCTCGTTCTCTCAAAATAGGAGGTTTACCATGCGATTCGCCATAGCATTCTGTTTCCTCGTTCTACTCGTATGGGTAGGCATTCCCACGTTTTTCGTTATCGTCGGTTGTGCGGAGGTTTTCCGAGAATTTTTCATTCGATAGATTGCATTCTCCAGTTTCTTGTCCTACCATGTAGTCACACCAGCCCAAACGCTGGCTAACCAATCAACCAATGGGGCTCACTCATGAATACCACCAAACGCAATGCAATGTCCGTTGACATTTTCGGCACAACCGTAACGGTCACATTCTCAAACGGCAAGGATTTGTCAATCGACACCGCGACGCTCTCGCCCGAAATCCAACGTATGGCAATGATGCACGGCATCAAACAAAAGCTCGTGGACGCGGGGGCAATCGCCCGTAACACCGAAACCGGCGCATCCGCATCCATCGAGGACAAATACGCTGCCGTGCGTGAGGTATACGAACGCCTCACATCGCCTAACGGCACGTGGAACAAACAACGCGGGGACGGTGGCGAGGGCAAATCAACCGGTGGCACCAACAATCTGTTGATTCGCGCCCTCATGCAAATGACCGGACGTGACAAGGATTATGTGGATCAATTCCTGTCTGCCAAAACGAAGGAACAACGCGCGGCACTCAAACGCAATCCTCGGGTTGTGGCGATCATTGCGGAATTGCAGGCAGCGAAGGCCGGCGATGTGGACACCGATGCATTGTTGGGTGAACTCGGAGCGGAGCCGGTCGAGCAGGTGGCGAACGTCGAAACGGGTGAACCGATGGTCACCCCTCAATTGGCAATGCCCACTCCCAAGCGCCGCAAGGCTCCGGTCGCGGCATGACGTCGAAGACTTGCCTACCGATAGCAAAACTGTGTTGTCGGTAGGCAGGCTAGGCTGCTAAAATATCAATACCCCGTGAGGGGAGGGTGTCGAAAATGAATGAATGGGTTGTTGCGAATCCCGCCGGTTATACATTGTTGAATGGTTCGGCTGAAGAATGCCTGCGATACATCGATAATGCACAATTGACCATCGATCAGGTTGATTCGAAATCTTTTACAATTTGGGTTGCCGGTGAGGGTTGCGAGGATTGCAATGACGACTAGCGCCACAGAGCAAATCAACGGGGAGGGCGACGAAAATGGAACGTAGGCAATTATTGCAACTAGCGGAAGACACCTCTATAGCGACGCGTAGCGAGGTTGGAATATATACATTCGATGACGATTCGCTAGAGCTGTTCGTGCAACGTGTCTTATTTTTGGTCATGACAGGGATCTATCCGAAGGAATGTCTATGAGCACAACCGAGCAATATCTCGAATATTTGGCGCAACGTAGGCGGCATCTACGTACCGAACCATGGTTTTATCGTTATGCAGTATGGCGATGGGTTCGAGGGTATGCGGACACCCCGCCTAAAGGAATTTTTGGATGAACTACCTCTTGACACTAGCATTCGCAATCGTTGGGGCATGCTGGCTTATCCAACATTGGCATTAACCAACAATGGCCAGCCACGGGGGACTTCTACACCATTGATTGGAGGTCCACTATGTTTGAGTATTCGGTCATTGTCTCGTATCGCGGTGCCGTCATTTTCCGCACCGAGTGGCATGTTGGAGTGAGGGAGGCACGAGAGATAGCGTGGTTACTCGCGACAAAGCTGGGCGAAGGGTATGACATAGGTGTGAGGGCACGGAAAGAGGATTTTGTTGCCACGCCATGGGAGGTTTTCGGGCTGGATGCGGAAATTTAATCGGATTGTTTGTAGGAATTAATCTACATTAATTCCTACAAATGTCCACATTGGAGAATTGAAGAATGAGCAATGAAACGATGAAGGATGGCGAGCGCGCGGCGTTCGAAGCATGGGCGGCTGATAGGGGCTTCCCGCTCTCCAGTGGCACGGTCTGCTATGCCAATCCGGGCACAGAAAAGGCATGGGAAGGCTGGCAAGCCCGCGCCCTTCTCACCCAAGCGCCAACCGAGCGTATGAGCGCTGCCGCCAAAATCGATGAACAGACAGTCATCGAGGCGGTTAAACAGTGGTTCCCTGACCGCGCTTATCAGGCTCCGTTCTTCGCTAAAGCCCTGTTCGCCGCCCGCAAAGCCGAGATCGAGCGCGGGGAGGGTCAATCATGAGAACCATTATCGCAATCGTTGCTCTATCTTTTACCCTCTCTGCCTACGCCGGAACCCTCGGTAGTGGCCCCCACGGCGGCATGAGCACAGGTGCAGCCAGCCCCGGCATGATGGGCATGCAATCCTCGCAATCAAAGGCCCAAGGCTCTTCCCAAGGTGGCAATGGCGGCTATTATTACGGCCCGCGAGATGGCAGCGTAGTGGACAACTATCAACCGTGGCCCGAGCGTGAAATGCGGCAATTTCAACGTCCCTGACACATCCACCGAACGAATCCCACCGCACGCCGCGACTAGCCGTTAACCCGGTAAACTCCCGGCGTGCTATTCTTTACCCCGGTAAACCATAGGGGAAACCATGCCATTACCCACCACTCTTAAAGGCTTCGGCAGCGAGTACGAGCAATGCCTTCTTCGCGCACATGCCACCCTGTCCGAAGGCTCCGAGGAATACGTCATCCAGTTCGCCTCTCCAAATATCGCCACTTCCATGCGTGGGCGTGTGTATGCCTACTTCAAAGCCCTGCGCAATTCCACGGAGAGACCAGATTTGACGGCTCTATGCACCGATGTGTCGTTGCGATGTGCCGGGAGTGCTCTTGTGTTCTTCCGATCGGAGGATGCGCTAGATCGCGTGCGCATGAGGGAAGCATTGGGGCTGCAGCCCGGATTCGATGCCGTGGAAACCCGTGGCGTCATCGCACCGGATTCCTCATTGACCACCAACATGGAGAAACTAGCCGCCATTCGCAAACGCAAGTAATCACGCTCGGGCCATTGCATTGTTATGGGGTTCCCTGTATAGTTCTATCAACGGCACACAAAACGAGGTGCCGCCCCCAACAATCCTGACGGAGTGAACGATGAGCGAAGAACAAGCAGTGGCAAAGGGTACGCAATACGAAGAAGTGGTGATGGATGACGGCAGTGTCGTCAAGTTCCCGGGCAAGCGTCAGCTCCTGAAATCGAGCACGGTTGACCATCACGGCCATGTAACCACGCGCTTTGATTTCCGCAATGGTGAAGTGCGCTCTTTCACCATCGCTCCCAATGCTGAACTCTTCGCCAAGTTCGCTGCGCATGGCATCGAGCAGAAGGTTGGCGATGAAGTCGCCGGTCTGAAGGACATTGAGGACATGGTTCTCGCGGTGGAAGAGGTCATCGACCGTCTGAACGAAGGCGAATGGACAGCCAAGCGTGAATCGTCGGGTCTGGCAGGTACGAGCGTGCTGGCCCGTGCCCTCATCCAGCAAACCGGCAAGACGCCGCAGGCAATCAAGGAATACCTCAAGACGAAGACGAATGCCGAAAAGCTGGCCCTTCGCCAAAATCCGAAGATCGCCCCGATTGTGGCTGAGCTTGAAGCCAAGAAGAAGAAAAAGGAAAAGGAAGCAGTGGACACGGATGCACTGCTTGACGAACTGGCATAAGCCTTTGATGGGATCGTGGTGTAATTGGCAAGCACATAAGGCTCTTCACGCCTATGGAGCGGGTTCAATTCCCGCCGGTCCCTCCAAATGTACCTGCAATAGACCGTGTAATTGAGCCTCCACGGTTGTGCCTTGCAGTGACGGTAGCTAATCCCCCGGTTAGCTACCGTTTTTCTTTTATTTGTAGGAATTAATAATTATTAATTCCTATGGAAAACTCCGAATTGAGAGAAAAGTCTCATTGGAATATGACCCTACAATGCGTCATAGTATGGCTGTGGACTTCCCCACTCTACATACGAGGCTCAAATGGCAACGAAGAAACCGGCAGTATCCACTCTTCTCAAGGCTGCAAACGCGCGTATCGAAGCGCTTGAGAGAGAGGTGAAGTCACAAGAGAGCAGCTACAAATATGCTCAAGATGGGCGCACCGCAGCCGAGAATGAACTGGCTCAAGTCCACGCATTCCTCGACACTCTCCCCGGTCTCCCACCCCAGACTGACAGGGAAACCTACAAGAAGCATCCCGCAATGACCCGTCTGGCGGCATGGCTCGCCATGAAGGTAAACTGACCCTTGGAGGCTCACCATGTCAGACGATGATTTTGCAGACCTCGATTCACTAATCGTAGAAAGTAACGATTACAAAGAGTCGCAAAAACTAAAGGCCCGGAAGGAAAAGTTGGGGGCTGCCGAGCATTTCCAGCGTAGCGGGCATAAAGCCGAGATCAAAAAGATCCAAAAAGCAGAGGTGAAAATCGATTGGCGCCCTGTCGCAGCCATCGCCATGTTCTACGAGCAAGTCTGTGCCTGCTGCGGCTCCCGCCATCGCCATTTTCAGGGCTACTTTCAACACCAACAGCACAAATGGCAGCAACATTCCTTCAAATACGTGCCGGCATCCGATCACACGATGCTTGAAGGTCTCCCACACTTCACCAAGATCGTAGAACAGTTAGCGGATGTGTGTGCGAGCTGTATCGACACGGAGAATTGGCGGGACGAAAATCTCTATCTCACCGAACACGAAACCCCCCACATTGCCACATGGGCTGCACACAAGAACTATTCGAAGCCTGCAGGCACTAACGAGAATGGATGGTATCCAGATGCACAACAATAACTTGACGGATTGGTATCCGGCGGAGATTAAGCCCTGCCGAGTCGGCTGGTACGAATGTCGCTATGCCCTTGGTGGGGAAATTTACAGATATTGGTTTGACGGCAGTTTTTGGGTAACAGCACCGGAATGGGAACGGAAGCTTAATTATGGAAATGTGCATACCCAAGGAGAAACCTGGCGCGGTCTCAAGGAACCTGCAAAATGACTGAAACCAAATCGGCCCGTGGTCGCCCCACCAAGACCATCCGCAGTGTCCAAATCAACATCAGCCTGCCCGAAGACCTCGTTGCACGCATGAAGCTACATTTGTGGAGTGAAGCCGAAGGCAAAGTCCCCCACGGGAAGCAATCCGAACTCATCGAAGCGGCTGTTCGCAAATATCTTCTGGAGGTGATGCCATGACCCGAGTCTTTATCAGTGGTCCCATCAGTGGCAAGCCAAACCTCAATCGGGATGCATTCGATCATGAGGAAAGGCTGCTGCGAGAGGCGGGGTACACAACTTTTAGCCCATTTTCAATTGCGCAACCTTCTTTAGAGCAACAGGAGGAATGGCATGGAGAGTGGCAATTTTACGGGGGAATCCACCCTGAAGAAAGGCTCTGGCAGTATTGCATGCGCATTTGCGTAGGTCAAATCCCCCTTTGTGACAGCATGCGCATGCTTCCTGATTGGCAAAACTCCAAGGGCGCGGTGTGGGAGCATCGGATTGCGAAGCTTTTGGGTCTTGAAATCACCTATTGCCATGTTCCAGACGTTATCCCGAAGTGGTAACACCCTCAACCCCTAACGCGTGCTGGCACGCACAGACAAACTTGAAGGCTCATATGACAGATAGCACTCTCCCACCGTGGGAAGATGACAGCAGCAATGGATCGACGCCCCCGATTGCCGTCCACAAGCCAATCGAACTCAACCCCGAACAAAAGATCGCAGTCCAGCGACTCATCGACTTTATCGAAGACCCCTCAACATTCCAGTGGTATTTTTGTTTCACGGGCTTCGCAGGCACAGGTAAAACCTTTTGCATGCGTGAAGTTGTTGCGCGCTGTCGTTCTTCGGCTTCGGCTTTCGCTTACACTGCTCCTACGAACAAGGCCGCGAAAGTCCTCAAACAGGTAACTGGCGATGCGTGTACTATTTACTCTTTGCTTGGCCTACGTGTGGATAAGTCTGGGGAACTCAAACAGGTTGTGGCAGGTAAGACTCCTGACCTCAGCAATCTTGATGTTATTGTGGTTGACGAAGCTTCGATGGTGAACAGGAACCTCTTTGATATTTTGCGTGTGACGGCGGAGAGGTGGGGGTTGAAGGTGGTGTTCATGGGGGACTTGGCGCAATTGCCTCCGGTGGGAGAGCCCGCGTCGATGGCGCTCACGGGCATGGAGGGGGCCAATCTCACGCGGGTGATGCGTCATGACAACCAAATCCTCACATTCGCCACCACGGTCCGAGAACAGATCAATTCCTTGGCCCCGTCGATCAAAATTCGGAGCGATAACGATGGACACACAGGAGTCTGGAAGCTCTCTCAGCGTGAATTCAGAGAGCGAATCTTTGCCGCCGCACAGGCTGGTGATTTCGCTGACGGTGCAACCGCTAAGGTTATCTCGTGGCGAAATGTCAGAGTTGCAGAATATAATGCCATCGCTAGAGCGGGAATTTATGGAGCTGATGCTGTCAATGGATTCTTCTTGCCAGGGGACCGTATTGTGGCAGCCGGACCCTGCGAGCGTGGAGACGACTATCTCATGGGTACTGACGACGAAGCTATCGTTGAGTCAGTTGCGGGATGTGTTCACCCACTGGAACCAAAGTATCACGCAATTGAACTCAAGGCTCGAACAGAAGATAACCGTGTCGTTCGGCTATTGGTGATTCATCCGTCATCGAAACAGGCCTTCGACAACGATAGCCAGTCTATGGCCCACGAAGCGCGGACGAATCCGAAGCTGTGGAAGAAGTTTTGGGAACACAAAGAGCTTTTTCACGACATTCGTTATGCCAATGCAATCACGGCCCATCGATCCCAAGGTTCCACCTACGACACAGTGTTTGTGGATGTGAACGACATTCTCTACAATCGCAACCGGAAGGAGGCTTTCCAATGCCTCTACGTTGCATGCACACGCCCCACCACAAGGCTGTTCCTTTGCTCAGGAAACTAGCATGACAACCTGCTTCTGCCCCGATTGCAACGCCGAAATGTCCGTGGAAATTGATGATTGCTCCTTCGATCACGAATTCGGTGTCGAGCGGAACTATGATTGGTACTGCTGTGGCTGCAATCGTCTCCTTCGCACTACGAAGTCTAAGCCCAAACCGGAGTTTAACGAGCCGGATTAAACTGAGTTGACTATTTTCTAGTAGGAATTAAAATACATTAATTCCTACAAACAAATGGAGGTTTGTGTGGCACACCTGAAAAAACGAGTGACCTTTGCTGGCGTGGATTACATTCTGGTGCCGGTGGAATTGTGGGAAGAAGGGATACAAATGATGGACACTGCTATAGGCAAATGCGGCCCTCAGTATAGTGAAGAATGCTTTGAAGAACTAAAAGCCAAAATGCTTGCCTACGAAGGCACCGATGAAGTGGAGGATTCCAATGTCTGACGTTATCGCCGAAAAGATCCAATATTGGCGCGCAAAGGCCGCAACCCCTGAAGGCCTCACCCTTGAAGAAATGCGGGAAGCTATCCAAGCTATTCGAGTCGAGAGGGTCAATGCACAGGAAACCAGCACCAAATCTAAGGCCAAAAAGGCTGACGCCAAGGCAAAGGCTCAACCGATTAACAGTGATGATTTGCTAGGCGAACTTGGCCTGTAACCACAACCGAAGGATAGGAGAAAGAAGAATGGCAAACGAATCTCGTAACATCAATCGCCTCAAAGGTCCGGATCAATTCAAGTTTCTGAAATGGTTTGAGGATCAAACGTTTGAGTATGGCCTTACTGATGCTCAGATTGCAGTGCGTGCTACTAATGAACTTGGTTTCACGGTGACTGTGGGCAATGTTTACGGCGCGTGGGACACCACAGAAAAAGAACGGGCCAAAGCTCCCAAATCGGACGTACAGAAACTCGATATCATCAAGCGTGCTGTCGAGCATCTGTATAAAGAAGTTGCGATGCCTTTGCCGCCCGAATGGCTTGACCTGTAACCTTCCCCAACCGTTTGATAGAAGAGGCTCAAAATGATTGTAACCGTGACTGCGTATGTGCATGCATACAAGGACTACAACGACAGCAAGAAAGTGGTGTATCGGATTGACTCTTTCGAGCAACCTCTCACCAAGAGTGAAGTTTTGGTCATGAAGAAGGAATTCCAATTGGAAATTCCCGAGGGATTTGATCTGGACGTTGTTCTTCGAGAAACGCATTCCGACCGCCTCAAGCAAGATTTGGCGATCATGGAAAACCGTGTGGCCGACCTCAAGAAGCAATTGTCGGAGAGTGTGTGATGGAGCCCCAACTTCGCCCAATGTTCCCACACACAGTAGACTCCACGATCCTGTCTACCTTTCGCTCGTGTCCAGTCAAATTCAAATACCAATATGTTGACCACTACAAGCCCCTCCAGCAGTCAGTGCATCTTGTCGCCGGGGGAGCGTTTGCAAGCGCTATTGAGGCGGCTAGAAATGCCTTCTACTGCGAGGGGCGAAGCGCTACTGACGCAGAGGCTGCAGGACTTTCTGCCCTTATTGCACATTATGGCGACTTCGACTGCCCTGATGACTCAGCAAAGTCCCTTGAACGAATGTGTGGGGCGTTTGAATTCTATTTGTTTAACTACCCTCTTGGAGCTGACGGGGCCACTCCCATTACGCTCGCGTCAGGTCGTCGAGGGATCGAATTTTCTTTTGCAGAGCCGCTTGAAGTCAGACACCCTGTGACGGGAGATCCGATACTGTATACGGGTCGGTCGGATATGATCGCAGAGCGCTTCGGCGCGGGAGTGTGGATTTATGACGAAAAGACCACCTCTAGTCTTGGTGCTACATGGGGACGACAGTGGGAAATGCGGAGTCAGTTCACTGGCTATTCGTGGGCCGCTCGCAGACAAGGAATCAAAACAGCTGGCACTATTGTGCGAGGAGTCTCGATTCTCAAGACAAAGTACGACACTCTTGAGGTTGCGACTTATCGTAGCGATTACGAGATTGATCGTTGGGAATCTCAAGTCAATCGAGATATCCAGCGAATGATTCGATGCTGGGAAGAGGGGTATTGGGACTTTTCCCTTGATGGTGCATGCACGGACTATGGCGGGTGCTCTTTTGTCAGTGTGTGCAAGTCCTCAAATCCTGAAGAGTGGCTCCCGGCGAAGTTTGTGAAGAGTGTTTGGGACCCGCTGGCACGAAAGGAACTGTCTGAAGCCGAGTTTGAGTCTTCATGGGGCCATGTGAGGCATCCGAGTTTGCCCCCAGCGGCAGGATTGAATGGGCAGGCTACGGATGATGGCGTGGCATTGGGTGATGAATTGAGGGGGATGATGTAATGGATGTCATATTTATTATCAGATTATTGGCGATGTTTGTAATGGGGGCGGGGGGTGCAATCATCGGTTGTGGTGTGGGAATGTTTCTAATGACCCTCAAATAACCATGTATGACCAACACTTCCACGTCGAAGGCCGCTTTCTCGGCAGAGTCATTCGCCCCCACGTAATTGTGCATGGTGAACGTCAACCAGCCTACAGCTACGCATACTTTTGCCCCGATTGTGGGGAACTGTGGGCCAAATGCCCCGTTACCGATGAAAACGGCTTTGTGAACAAGTGGCAAATTCAGGGTGGACACTGCCGTTTCCACCCCGGACCATCGCAATTCACCGTGGCTGGCAGCCTGTTGCTAGCATGGGAACCGGAATACAGTGCTTTATTGTTGTCATGCCCGGAGGTTGTACGATGGGAATTCGATAGGCATATGGAGTACTATCAACGAAGGATAGGAAATGATTAGCACAAACAAAATGTTAGAGAAACTTGCCGGTCTAGTGGATACGACCGATGTGAATGATTGGGAGAATGAGTTTCTAACCTCAATCCTTGCTCTGACCCAGAACGGAAAGCTTCCCTCAGTTTTGTCGGATAAGCAAGTTGAGTGCATGGAACGCATTTATCGCAAACATTTGGCTTAACGAAGGATAGCAAATGACTGAAGAAAAGAAATCGGCACTCCCAGGGACGAATGTGCTTCTCATGGGCCCCGCAGGCACAGGAAAAACATATTCGATTGGCACACTCGCCGATGCAGGTGTCGAGGTTTTCTACCTCGGCCTTGAACCTGGCCTAGAATCTCTTCTCGCCTATTGGACTGACAAAGGTAAGGAAATTCCTCCTAACGTCCATTGGCACAATCTAGAAGCTCCGAAAGCCTCTTTTGCGGAGTTCATAGACTCAGCTACCAAAATTAACACCATGCAACTCGACACACTCGCAAAAATGCAAGATCCTAACCGATCAAAGCATAATCAGTTCATCAAAATACTAGAGGTTCTGAATGATTTCTCTGACGATCGGACTGGTAGTAAGTTTGGGTGTGTGGATACTTGGGGCACTAATCGTGCTCTCGTTGTGGATGGAATGGCTGGACTGGCACGAGCGGCAATGTCGCTTGTTGTTGGAGGTAAGCCCGTTCGTTCGCAATCGGATTGGGGAATTTCAATGGATCAAGTGGAAAAAATTGTGCGTCTATGGACAGATCATTGTCGTTGTCATTTTGTGCTGCTTGCTCACGTTGAGCGTGAACAGGATGCCATTCTTGGCGGCATCAAGCTTATGGTGAGCACGCTGGGGAAGGCACTGGCACCGAAGCTCCCGCCAATGTTTTCGGATGTTATTCTCACGGAGCGCAGCGGTAGCAACTTCTCGTGGAACACGGGTTCAGCAATGGCAGATGTCAAGAGCAGGAATTTGCCTATTGCTGAGAAACTGCCAGCAGACTTCGGCGCCATTATCAAGAAATGGCAATCTCGTGGGGGGGTGTTGTGATGGACCTTTCCGTCATTTGCATGATTCTATTCTTCGGATTCATCTGGGGATTGTGGATTTGATTTATTCATAGGAATTAACCTACATTAATTCCTACAAACAAATCGGAGGAAAACGACATAACTGACTACTAAACCGCCATTGTATGACGTATGATTTACCTACCGGCGCGACAAACCGGTAACACAGACCTAGACCTTACCATTTGGATACCTATACCATGTTCGACGCAGACTCGTTCCTCCAATCCTCGATTACCGAAGCCAACGACACCAAGATCATCCCGTGCCCTGTAGGGGAATTCGCAGCAATCATCGACAAGATCACCCCGAAACAAGTCCAGTTCAACGGCGGCACCGAAACCCGCATTGTCCTTGACGTGCAATGGCTCATTGAAGATGCAGGTGCAAAAGCCGCAACGGGCCGCGATGTGGTGACGGTGAAGCAAGCCATTTTCCTCGACACCACGCCTCTCGGTGGTGTGGACATGGCCCAAGGCAAGAACGTTGCCCTCGGCCGTCTCCGCGAAGCTGTTGGCAAGAACACCCCCGGCGAACCCTTTTCGTTTGCCATGCTCCCCGGTTTGATGGCAAAGGTCAGCGTCAGCCATCGCCCGGATAAGAATGACCCGAGCATCAGCTACGCCGAAGTTAAGCTCGCGACCAAACTCAGCTAACAGTCATGAGGGGGTGAGACATAACCATCTCCACTTAAACAAACAGGTATAGTTGCCCCTCCCACCTGTCCGCCCCTTCGCCGGGGCGGTTTTACTTGAAACAAGGAGTAAAGATGAAAGTCATCGAAATTGTAGATACAGGTTATTACTCAAACAGTAATTCTCATGTAGTTTTACTTGAAGGAGTGGATATTAAAGAAGAGCATGCTAAGTATAAGGCTCTACATTACACAGAACAGAGAATTCCTATTAAAGGCAGTCTCGGATTTGCCTATGATTTTGGATCATGGCTAGTTCACCACAAAAAGGCTCGTTGGCCGGATGACTCCGAATTTGACACTTTTCAAGAATCCGATAATTAACATGCAGACAATCCACGAATCAAAGATCATTGTCACCCCCGACAGGCAGAGAAAAGAGTTTGACCCGCAGGCAATGGCGGAACTGTCGGAGGCCATCACAGCCCGTGGGCTCATGCACCCCATTGTGTTGCGTGAGACTCCCGATGGGATGGTCCTCGTCGCCGGTGAGCGTCGGTGGCGTGCTATCCGCGACATGCGCATGTTGGGTGGTCAATTGAAATTCAATGGCACCATCGTGCCGGATGGGGAGATTCCGTATGTCACACTTGGACAACTCACACCGCTCCAGGCGGAAGAAGCTGAGCTTGAAGAAAATTTGCACAGAAAGGATCTTACATGGCAGGAAAATGCCGCCGCCATGGCGAAGCTCCACTCGCTACGCTCTAGACAAGCACAAGCGGAGGGTCGCGTTCATACTGTGGCAGATACAGCACTTGAGACAAAAGGGCGTTCCGATGGGGGATATCAAGCTGCAGTACGTAAAGACCTTGTTGTGGCAAAGTTCCTGCATGTGCCGGAAATCGCTAAGGCCAAGACCGCTGACGAAGCCTTCAAGATCATTAAGCGCCAAGAAGAATCTCAACGAAACGTAGCCCTCGCAGCCGAGGTCGGCAAAACCTTCACCCAATCCGTCCATGAACTCCACAACACCAATTGTCTGTCTTGGATGCGCGCGCAACCGGAAGGCATCTTTGACGTTATTCTCACGGACCCTCCATATGGCATGGGTGCGGACTCGTTTGGGGATGCGGCTGGAAAACTTGGAGGGATCGAACACCACTATAAGGACGACTACGACCATTGGAAGTCCCTCATGGAAGAGTGGTGTGGACTGGCGTATAGAGTTGCAAAGCCGCAGGCTCATGCGTATGTTTTTTGCGACCTCGACAATTTCCACGAACTTAAACGAATGATGACCCAAGCTGGCTGGTGGGTCACCCGCACACCATTCATTTGCACCAAACCAAACAGTGGCCGTGTGCCGCACCCCGAGCATGGTCCGCGCAGGCAATGGGAGATGATTCTGTATGCAATCAAAGGAAAAAAACCAACCACGGGAATCTATCCAGATGTGGTCACAACTATGGCCGACGCAAACATGTCCCACGGTGCGCAAAAGCCGGTTGCTCTTTATCTTGACCTGCTTAAACGAAGCGTCAGACCGGGCGATACTGTCCTCGATTCGTTCGCGGGGTCTGGGACAATCTTTC